CAGCCTCTGCTCCAGTTTAGCATGCTGTTCAGGGGTCAGCTCGTTAGCGGGCTTGCCAAACATCTCTCCCGAAAAATCATTTGCAAAATCTTGATAATGTGTTTTTAACGACTCTTTCATTTCGGGAGCGTATTTACTAAGGGACGCCTCCGAGTAACCTAATGGCTTCGCAAATTTTTCAGTCGCCTTCGCTACCTTCGCCATAGGCGCAGCTGCCATCGCAAGTTTCGCAGCCAACGGTGCTTTGAGGGCAGCGCCCGTAGCCGTGCCAACAACCGGAACAGCCTGCAGAACATCGCCTACAGCACCCAGGCCCTTTAGCCCTGCAGAGAGATATTCTCGTTTCTTGATGTCCTCCATCAGAGAAGGCTCAAACCCCCCTTCAGCCGTCGGGAATTTTCCAGCAGCGGCGGCGAGGCCCGTTCCCGGAACAAGGCCCGCAGCCATCAGTCCCGCTTCCTTAGCCGTCCGCATCCCACCTTCCGGGTCATACTGAGGTGCGGAGCCCTCTAGCTCGCGGCGAAGAAATTCTTCCTGACCGGCTTCGTCGGGGACGCCACCATCGGCATAACCGCGCGCCCGAAGCGCCAGCCGCAGAGCGTTCTTAATCGTGGCGTCCATCACACAGGTCCTTCGCCTGACTTAATAAGATCATGCGCGCGATCAGCGGCTGCCTGCTGCGCTTCCTGCTCTTTGTCGCGGTTTATATTTCGCTGCGCGTGCGCAAGGTCGAGGCCCTTAATCCTTGTCGCATTTAGCAGGCTCTTATCGTGCAATCGCTCATCAAGCGAAAGTTTGTCGCGATGAACAAGCTGCGTTTGCTGAAGCTTCAAGCCCTCAAGCTGGAGTTTCGCATTCCTATCCTGCGCGTGATTGACCGCATCCGTCTTAGCGATCTGACGCCGCGTAAGTGCGTCAATATTCTGCGAACCGATCTGCGCCATCTTCGCCTGTACCTCAGCCGCTGACGTCTGGGCCTTCACTTGCGTATCGGCCATCTTCGCCTGCGCTGTCATCAACTTCGCCTGTGCGTCCATCATACGCGTCGGATCCGGCTGATGCTGAGCCGGCGGCTGCTTGTTGAATAGGTCCTGCGCATCCTCAACACCAATCATCGAGAAAATGCGGTTGTATACTGCCTGCTGATCAAACGCCATCGGATTCTGCTGCGCAATCGTGTAGATCGCAATCGCCTTCTGAATCCTGAGCGTTTGGGACGCCGTATTGGGGTCCGCTTTCGGGACAATGAAGTTATTCTCGAGCGCCGCTTGAAGCATTGCGGCGTCGCCCTGAAAATTCGGGTTCTTGTTATTGCGCCAAAGAACGCTCGGGTCTCGCCGGAACAATTCCTTCAACAACCCGAACTCTTTGCACTGCGCCTGGTGCATTCGTTTGTGAACTGCGCCGACAACTTTCGTCGCCTGATCGATCATGGCAATCGTCGTGCCAACCGGCGCGTCATTGCGTCCCTCGCCCACAGCCGTATCCGCCGTGCCGCCCAAACGCTGAGATGTCTGCTCAACGTTCTGGATGATACTGACGAAGCCGCCGCCGACGTCTCGGTACGGAAGCGGCATAAATGCCTGGTTCAACGGAACGCCGTCTACATCCATCGGCGCGACTTGGCCCGGTCCCACGCGGATGTTAGTCGTTTGCTGTTTTCCGGTAGATCGAGCCATAACGCCGCCCGGAAAATTAGCGAGCATACCATTGTCAAGAGCAATACGCCAAGCCGCCGTAAGAGCGCGAGAAGCATTACCCAGAATATGCAAGAGGCCAAGGTTAACACCAGGAAAAGCGGGGACAAACACGTATTCGACGAAGACTTCTTTCCGGACATATGCCTTGTCTCCTTCTTCCCACCATCGGCGGATTTCAAGGATCTGGCGGCTTTCTTTGTCCAGTGTTACTCTATACGGTAGAGGAAGCCCTGTCGTTTCGCCGTCTTCTGTGTGTTCAAAACCCTTTAGATCAATCTCACAATAACACTCGTAGATTTCCCGGTCCGAATCTTCCATGCCCATATTCATCTTGGGCTGCATTCCGGAAATTTCGTCAAGCTTGCGGTCAACAATGTTGAGGTCCGGCATCGCAACGCCGCCGTCAAGCGCAACGTCTCGCCACGCCCCGACCAACTGCATCTGCTTCACAACGCTCGGGCGCATCCGGGAACGGTGCGTGATCCGGCCGCAAGCCTCGAGAGACACGGCCCCATCGCTAAGAATGATATCTTTGCGGTCAATCGTTTCTGATACCGGGCGACGTTTAAGCGGATGCCAATAGACTTTTTTGTAGGCCTCGCCGCCGTGTCCAAGCGAGAAGAACATGCGGTCAGTGTCGGGGTAGTATTCCGGCGCACCTGTCGTCAAGTAGTGGTTGAAATCCTGCTGGAGCTTCATCGCCTGTTGATCCAGTTGCAGCGTACCGTCGCCCTCGTTCGACACTTTGACCGGGCCGTCCGCCGGCAAGAGCTCGCCGCGCGCGTTCGCCTGGAAACGAAGAACCGCCTCAAGCAAGAGCGGATGCCGAATAACCGAAATACCTTCTTCGTTCGGCTCTGTGCGCGGTTCCTCGAGCTTGATTCCGAGTAGTTCGATTCCCTTTACGACGTCTTGAAGTCGCTGCTCCTGTCGCGTAATGTCGTCTGTAATCAGGCGCAAAAGGTCGTCGGAGATTCCGCCGAGTGTGCCTGAGTCAAGATACATCGCGAGGTTTGCGTCGTGGTCGCTTGACTCGTCCGGTGGGACAACGCCGAGGCCGCCAAAATTAATCGTAACGGCGCCGTCGGGTAGATCGATTACGAGGGCGTCAGGCTTTACCTTCCCGAGATCACCGAGGTCAACGGTTTCAGAACCCGGCGGGGCCGGAGCCTGATCTTCGGGTTGTTGGATAAAGCGAAAATCGTCCATCGTGGTTCCTGTCAGTGCGGCCCGTGGAATTTCTCGTTAAACAATTGTTCCGAGGCTTCATAGGCAGCGGTCAGGCTTAGATGAAGCGCGCCACCCTCAAGAACCAGTTGTTCGAGTTCATTCGACAGGGAGATTACAACTTCGGGCTCGGTAGATCTTTCCCGCAGCTCATTGAAAATAGAGCGAGTTCGGTTGCAAATGAACTCCAGCCGCGCTTCGGCTTCCGCGAGCGTTTTCATGCTGGAGGCTCCGGTCGATAAAATAACAAGAAAGTATAACGTAAAAATTTCAGTAGGTAAAGTGGAGCCGACTATCCGATTCGAACGGATGACCTGCTGTTTACAAAACAGCTGCTGCTACCAACTGAGCTAAGCCGGCGGGATTACGGCGCAACCTTAGCCCGCTGCGCTGTGAAATGTCAAGGTTAAACCTCGTAAAGAACTCGAGAGGGGCGCTTGTGTGCCGCCTGATCTCTAATTTCGGCGGCTATCTCTTCGGGGCGGCGCAACAGGTTGCGTTCGCGGAGAAAACTGATTGCCTGTACAGAAGAGTCGACCAAATCGTCATGCGCGCCCTTCGGGAACGACTCCCACTCCGTAATCACCTGATCGGCCCAACTCTTATCGGGGGCATAAACCATTCCGCTACTGAACGTGGGCTGAACCGAATAAGCACGCGCAACTTTATCCGCCGAACCAGGGTTTATAAGCGTGACGTCCCAAGAAGCGGTCCGATTCAAACGCTTAATTTCCTGAGCGACACTGAGACCTGGTCCCTTCGCCTCGACAAGTAGCTTATTAACATTGTAACGATTGCAGCTGTCTATAACCCACTGGACAAGTCCCCAACTTTCCCGCTCACGCAGCTTAAATGCGTGCTCAGTTTCTCCGGGTTCTCGGAAAATGTCTGGGCCGTTTATCGGAAGTCTCTTGGCCCAGGCATACATTAGCATAACGGCTGTGACAGTGTCCCGATCGTCTAGTACGTCTGACACGTCTCCGGTTCGACTCAGGATACGTCGCGCGCTCTGTCCGCCCTTTTGCCACACGCCCCAAATTGTGAATCCGCTCGGGTCGTTCTCCTGCTTTGTTGTATACGCCGGATCAAGTGACGCCACGATGTAATCCATCGGCGGATACTTGTGCGCGCCCGGAATGCCTTGAGCCTGTGCCTCAGCGTCGTCATAAAGAACCCACCAATCGCGTTTTACAATTCCACCGCCACGCGGGCTGGGGGACTGTTGGAATTGGCCCGCATAACCGTAAGGCCCCAGTACCTGCTTGTCCCTCTCGACGACTTCTCTTGGGAATCGCCCCGGAAAGAGCAGTTCCCCTTCTTCTTTTCGCGGGTCTACAAAGCCTATTTCTGTTTCACAGCGACGATTTGGATCAAACTCTTGCGGCAGCATCAAATGACAATATGGCAACCCTTCGTCAAGAATGACGCCGCTTACGTCTTTTTCATGAAGCCGCTGCATGATAACAATAATAGACGACTTCTCCGGGTTATTGAGACGCGTGGGTAACGCTTCTCTAAATGTCGTAATCGTAGACTCTCGTTGCGCATCTGAAATCGCACTATCAACTGAGTGCGGATCGTCTAAGATAATTATGTCGCCTCTAGAACCCGTCATGCTTTCAAACGCAACCGCTTCCCGGAAGCCTGTCGCTGTATTTTCGAATTTGGTTTTAGCCGACTGGTCTGAAGTTATTTTTACAGTGTCACCCCAACGCTGCTTGTACCAATCGGAAGTAACAAGACGTCGCATTTTTAAAGAATCACGAATCGCGAGATTCTGATTGTGCGCAGTGCAAAGGAATCTTGTCGCTGGCTTCCCTCTCGGTCCCCAAATCCAAGCTGGGAAAAATACTGACGTCAAAAGACTCTTCATCATTCCTGGGGGAATGTTAATAAGGAGTCGGTTTATATCGCCGTCCTCGATTGCATGGAGGTGCATTGCGACAGCTTTAATATGCCACCCGTCAACATACGGGTTGCTTGGCTCAACCACATGCCACGCTTCTTTAATAAAATGGGTTAGTGACGCAGCACATCTACGTTTACTTTTCCGAAGATCAAGCTCGACCTTGGCTTTCGCGCGGCTGATCAACTCCTCTCGCGGAAGCTTTAATAATTCTCTAACGTCTAAATCAAAATGGACGCTCACTCCTCGTCATCCTCCAATAATTCGTCCGCATAACTCTCGTCGCTCTCCGCCTCCTCGATAATCTTTAAAACCTCGCCCTCAATAACGTTACCAGTGATAAGCTTCACCAACTCAATGTCACTCATTTTATCGTAAGCCGTAACTGTAGCGTTTACCTCAATCTGCGCCTTGCCCCAGCCTCTGTCCAAAATAGAATTCGCCGCCGCCACTCGTGCAGCAGGCGGTGAACTCTTTGAATTCAATACGTCGATTAGCGCATTAACCGCATCAAGTGTGTGACTTCTGCACAAGTCACGGATATCTTTGGCTATTCGACGCTTTTCAATCGTCTCAGGTTTCTGAGGCAAACCAGTGGGGTTCCCCGATTGTCCCTTCTTGAATACCACAAATTGCCTCCAAATTGCTGAGCAATAGTCCACTTTGCTTCAGTCTAACCTTATATTAACGTTCGTTAAACGAGCTTTTCACCGCCCTGCATCCCGAGCGCAGCCATGTAAGTCTCTAAGACTGCCTGCTCCTCTACACGCTTTTTAGCGTCCTTCTTGCGTAGAGCAATCACAGTCTTCAACGCCTTCTTATCAAACCCATTGCCCTCTGCTTCTTTATAAACGTCCTTGATATCCGCGGAGATCGCCGCCTTCTCCTCCTCGAGCTTTTCAATCCGCTCAACAATAGTTTTAAGCTGCTGCGTCACTGTCTGTGCTCCCTAAAAGTCTCTGTTCAACTTCGTTCCAGTCCCAGTTCCGAGAACCAACTCCGGCTATCGGAACAAAATTCTTTACGCCCTTTTCCTCGAGCTCTAACACATCCACTCCTGGAATAAGGTAGAGCTCGTCTTTTTTCCGCCTAACCGCGATAAATACGCGTCCACCCAAGCGCGATACCCGATGAATGAATGGTATCTGCAACGGCTGGAATCGAACGCGCCAGCCCGAACATTGTTTAAACTCCACAAGACCCATCGTCCCGCCCGGCGCAACAAACAATGAATCCGGAATTCCCGGGCAAACAGCCCCCGTTTCCAAACGCGACCACATCCAGTCTGGT